TGAAACCGCAAAAAAAAACTTTTATGTACAGGTTCATAACAAATTATTTGGTGGTCAACTAAAAAGAAAAAACAACGTACGAAAACGTACAAAAAAATTTTTTTTCTCATGGGGAACGGGGAACGGGGGTTGTGGGTAATACTAGCCACAACCCATGTTCCCCCTATATAAACCGTTGTAACTTATTACTCCATTTCTTACCATAATAAGGCACATGCTTCTTATGATTACCTGCATCAGGTTTAAATGGTCGTAATTTACCAAACTTGTCAGGAACACCGGGCGGTATCTTATAATAATGAATATAATTACTATCTCCACGAATATGTGATGAAGAAGCAACGTCTTTAATAGGAATTTTGGAACCCGACGGAGTTAAATAAGTAGTCGCAAAACAATCCTTAGCATAATGACCAGGACGATTGCATCTACTACATTTCCTTAAAACGGCCACGGACTTCGATACAATAGGCTTCTTCTTTGGATAACCAGGAGGATAATACCATTTCTTCGAAGATCTATCGTACCTTAAACCAGTCCGAATTGGAATTAAATCAGGCCTATGGCGTTTAAAACGTCTGCCATAATCAGTCATCCCTATATCTAATATTTTAGCAGCCTGACGATAAGACAAATCAGGGCCGCCAGCCATAGGACCGTTGCCCTCGTATTCTTCTTCTTCAGAATCAAAATCTAATTCTTCTTTGTCTTTAAGCAAAGGTACATAGTCTTCACTTCCTATCGTGTAAGCTAAAGGATTACCAGTCTCGCCAATTACAAATTCTTCATCTCTGTCTCTTCTCTTTCTGCCCGAAGCAGCATCTGCACGTGCAACGGCAACGGCGGACTCCAAGGTATCCATTTTACAAATTATCACAAAATAATTATTTTTTGAAGAATGCCGTATGGAGGAATGTACAACAAAAAAAAACTCATGGCCGCAGGGCGAAAGGCCATGATAAATAAAATCAGATGGCCCAGTCGTAAATACGGTACTGCACATATTCCAAGAGGATCTGCAGAGACTATCGCAATGTATGGCGAACATTTAAGCAATGCAACTGACGCACAAAAAGCCGCAAGAAGGGCTAACGGCTGGGTAGGAAGAGGCGGTTATGCCAGAGACCTTGGTGGGATGGCCGGATCAATGCTTGGAAGCGCTTTTGGTGGAAAAGCTGGAGGAAGAGCTGGTGGAATTGCTGGAAGATTGCTTGGAGGTGCAGCAGGTAGATTTTTTGGTAAAGGATTGTACACAGGCAGTGGATTATACACTGGCAGTGGATTGTACACCCCAGGAGACGCTGTGCATTCTAACAATTTAATTGCTGGCGGAGGAGGTTCTGTTCCAGGTTACTCAACATCAGTTGGAGATGAAACAGGAGCAGTTACAATCAACCACAGTGAGTATATCTCTGATATATACGCTCCTGGGGTCTTTGGAGGACCAGCTATATCGTTTCAAAACACTTCATACCCGTTGAATCCAGGGCTAGCTTCTACATTTCCATTTCTTTCACAAATTGCTCAAAATTACGACGAATATGAATTCGTCCAACTAATCTTTCACTACAGAATTACTACAACAGACATTGGCAACT